TTTTGTTTTACCACGAGGTCGTCCTTAATTTTGTCGGCCTGGTGCTGGATGTCAGTGATCACCTGAAGTGCATTGCGCTCACCCTCGGCCTTTTCTGCCCGCTTAGTAGCCTTGGATGCCTTGGCCTTTTCAAACAAGAACCCACCGCCGAAGATGGCGGCAATAGCCAATAGAATCCATCGGATAATTTCATCCACCGAGCGCCTCCTTGATTTCCTCGTCAGTCATACCCTTGCTCCTCATAAAGAACCGTGCCACTGGCCTTCCTATGCGCTTGAGCACCTCCATGCTGAGGTAGTATTGACCGAGGAACACCACCAGAGCGTAGAGCACAATGATCTGGATCGCTCCCGGCAGCTCCAGGGCAGACCACACTACCCAAGAAAGCACTACAGAGAATAGCGCAGGGATAGTGATCTGCACCCACGTGGGAAGCACCTTGCGCTTTTTCTTCGCGAGGAGCTTTGCCCACTCCATAAAAGCCGATATGGCCACTGCTACGATCAGCAGTGCACCTCCAAGCATCTTGTAATCCATGCTACCCTCCTACAGATGAGGAAGGATCCCGACCACCGCTCCTATGGCGTCGGCCAGCAGATCCCACCAGCAGAAATGGTTCCCCTTCTCCTGGGAGTCAATGATCTCCTTAGAGAAGCCAATAATCATCGCGGCGGCGAGGCCGAGCCACCACGTTATAAATCCGGCACACAATGCGATGGTTATACACCACGCATAATGCATGTACTTGTCAGGCGGTATCTTCACTGACATCCCCCTTTATTGTTATTGGAATCCTTGAAAGAATGGAGTCCAAAGTTCTGGATCCTCTGCAGTGCTTCATATATCCAAAAAAGGACATCAATGTGCTACGGAACTTCTCATATGGAAGACGCCCCTCATTCACTTCAGATGATAGAAACACCAGCGCTTGCTTGGCCCTCTTTACATTACGTTTCCTCGGAAGAAGATAATGCCTGAATATCCGGTAACCACAGAAATCAAGGCCGTGCGAGATCGGGATTATGCCGGACTTTGGGTTTATCCTCAGGCACGGATCCCCTTCTAGGAACCGGATCGCCAAGCGGAGGACCTCCTGCAGGTAAGTTTTGTCATCGGAGATAACCACCCAATCGTCCATGTACCTGGCATAATTCTGCACGCCGAGATCATCCTTCATATAGTGGTCAAACCGATCCAAATTGAGACCGGCATACAGCTGGCTGGGAAGAGACCCGATGCCGAGCCCTACTTCTGCTCCATTCGCATCGATAAGCTTGTCGCCAAGCCACAAGACATCCGGATCCGCGATGGTTTTGCGGATCTGCTGTTTCAAGTACTCATGGCATATCGAAGGGAAGTAACCCGACATGTCCCCATAGATCGCCATGAGCTTCTTTTCCTTGGGGTAGGACTTCACGAACGAATGGACGCACTGGACTGCTCCGAGAGTTCCCCGCTCCTTGATGCATGCATAGGTATTGCCGATGTACTTGTGCTCCATCAGGGGACCTACAATCTGATAATATGCCTGGTGCACCACACGATCGCGAAATGTCGGTGCCTCGATCGCCCGCTTCTTAGGTTCGTACACTATGAACCGCTTAGGCCTTTGAGGATGCCAGGTGTGCCAGATCAATTCATTCTGGATGATGATCAGGTTCTCCTCCAGGACTTTCTCAAACTTGAACACCTCCATGTGCTCCCGGTGCTTCTTACGCACATTCAGGTAAGAGATATAAAGGTTCTCGAACGATACCATCGTTGCCCACAGATCATTGTACGTCCTTGGCATGTCGCTCCTTGTAAAATGGCCGGGAGCCACGGTCGCTTCCGCTACTGGCCGCTCCCGGCACGTGGCATATTTTCCCCTTTCGGAGAAGGAGGAGGGTTCCTTATCTTCTTTTTGAAGGCTGTCGCGCCACCCGTGAGTGTCGCGCTTCTTGCCAAGCAGATAATCCGAGGCCGCCCCGATGTTGTTGTTCGCGTTAGCCCGCGTATTGTTCAGATTCTCGGCTCCCAACCCAGCATTGCTGCTGTTGTTGCGGGACCCGCCCAAGATCGGCAAGCGTGGAAACACAACCCTACCCCTGTCTTTTCGACACCGACGAGATCCACCCGCCGATCATACGTCCGAGTTCCACTACCTTGTAGGAAACCACCTCATACTTCTTGTGCGAGAGGAACCCCAGGCGATGACCGTGCCGGAATAGAACCATGAGCCGTTTCAACTCCTTGTCCGCCCGATGCATCCAAGCGATCTTGTCACCCTTGGCCCTCGCATCAAATGCACAGATCATCAGAGTCTCCACCTCCCACATGCTCTCCCTGGTGCGCTGGCTGAGCACGAATCTTTCCTCGGCAGGATACTGCTTCAATGCGATGTATCCATAATCAAGAAGTTTTTCGCACTTCAATTGCAGCTGTGGTACGGTAGCTTCATCCACCTGGATATTCCTCCTCAGTTTTTAGTTTTCAGTTTTTCAGGAGGGGTCTACATAAGCCGAGGCCGCCCCGATGATGGTGTACGCGTAAGCCCGCGTATTGCCCAGATACCCGGCTCCCAACCCAGCAAGGCTGCCGCTGTGGCGGGACCCGCCCAAGAACGGCAAGCGCTCTCCAGACAAATTGGCATATCTCGTACCTTTCGGTGCGCTTGCCATCGGGAACAGAAGATAATCCTGCATGATCGCAGGAATCACTAAGCCAGACTCTACAGTCAAGGAAGAGAAAGTGATCGACCTGCTGGCAGAATCTACAACCTTGTGGTCTGATACAACCAGTTTTGCTCCGTCCCAAATGTAATGGATCGTTCCTTCCCTGACCCACGCGGTTTCCCAAGATGCGCCCGTGCCGGGTTCGGTAGTGGAATCGGAAGTGTGTGCGGAGATCGCCCTGTATCGTACCCCGCCACTCATCACGACCGCATTCTCAGCATATGGAGTCGCATCCGCCCACGCATCGATCAGAGCCTCCGGAGTGACTAGTGACCCGTTGAAAAGAATCTCCCTCCATTCCGTGGAGCCAGCTGCATGAGCTGCGACCGTCCGTTTGGATCCGCACGCGTTATTATCTGGTATGATTTGGAAGGCTCCATCAACAAGCCTATACCCTCCGGTCCAGTTCCATACATTGCCGACAAACCCGTCGACACCAAAAGGAGTGCCATCGTGACGCCAGGTCACCGGTCCGGTTCCCGTCAGTGTATGGCGTGTACCAATACTCTCCAGCTCGCTGGACATGATACCAAATTCATCCGGTCTTTCATGGCTGTATCCGAAGTAAGTGTTTCCCCGCGATTCGAAAGCCTTTCGCATGGAAAGGAGTGCGATATACGCCTCAATCGCCTGAGATGGAAGCGACCACCCAGCGCCCTTTGCTACTGCCATAGCCTGGAACTGATCAAAGTTCCATGAGTGAGCAGGAGTAAGCCCCCAGAGGTTCACTGGGTAGTTTGTGGATCCGACACGACCGAAGTTGTACTTTGCTCGCTCAAACGGCTTCACCAGACTGTCAATGACAAACGCCTGGTGCACACCGCTGGTCGAATCGTTGTACAGGTAGCTTTTCTTCGCTTCCCTGTTGGGTACGAAGCGAACCATGATCGATGGTTGGCTTGCATCATCAAATCGAACGAGATTTTTACCAAAAGAAGCATCCTCGATGCGGTTGATGAAATCCCGCTGTGTCGTTGTATCGGTGATGCCAATCATCCCGAGGCGCTTCCACGTCTCAGTGAGCGCCTTTTCGATGTCCGTGATATGCTCGAGGAGGTATCCGCTCCTGTATGACCCTGACGTGTATTTCATTCGTATACCTCCATCTCAGATTCTGGATATACCGGAGGTGGGAACATGTGGGAGAAATTCGCCCTCACGTCCTGATCGAACGCCGGTACATATGTCTCGGCATCGGCAGGTAATCCGGTCACTGTCCGGTCGATGATGAGATTAACACCCTCATCGGTATAGTCCAGGGAAACATTCTGCGCTCCCGGACCAGCATTGGTTATGGTATGTTTCATGATTCCATCACCTCCAAAGGCACTTCATAGCCAAGCGACCGACCATAAATAGCAACAGCATCGCTTAATTCGAACTCTACGGTCCCCCTCGGCTCTAGCAGTTCTCCCGCCGTCTCCGATACCGTAGACCCCCCCAACCGTACCGCGATCGCAGGGTCTGGATTATGGATTCTTACCCTGGTACGCGATGCCAGCGCACTGGCTCCAATTTTGATTTCAACCGCCACTTTGTTTTGGACGGTAACTATCCCATAGACCGGAGCAACAGAAACCTTCAGTGTCTTTTGGACTTCCTGAAGCAACTGTGGACGGTCGATGAGATTCTTCATCTGAACCCCAGTGGGGAACAAAACATCTATTTCCATTAGATTACCTCCGTAAATCTGATTCCCGCGTGGCCGTCTTCGATAATCAATGATGTCTTATAGACAGTTCCATCAATGGTTATCTGATGGTTATCGCGTTCTGTGGTTTCCATCGCATCAAGGCGATTCTTCAATACCGTATATAGCCCGGATACCGCCGACATTCGAGCATCAACGACTTCAGAGCTACTCGTACCACTCGAGGCAATGATATTGTCAATTCTTCCATCGAGAGCATCCAATGAATCTTTCACTAGTTTCTCTGAAGCATAGTGGGTGTCATCTGGAGTAGCTTGAAATGTGGATACTTTATTGGCGACAAATTCACGTAGCAATATCGCTTCGTTAAGGATTTTTCCTTGCCGAGCATCTAGTACATTGCCAGACTCAGTGATGTCGAGCGAATTCTTTACATCATCCAAGTGGCTCACGTACTCGTCCAGAAGCCCAGGGAGATAAAAACGCTCCTGCACCCCGCCTTCGACCTGTACGAGGATCCACTCGGACCCTAACCAAGAAACATGTATCGGTCTCTGAATTATCGATTGTTTCTCACCCATTTCAACCTCCAAAAGCACCACGGACTATATAGACGATTGCAGCGCCAAATCCGGTGATGATCAACCATTTCACAATCCCGTAGACACCGGTTCGCCACTTCGTCTCCACAGCTTTATCAATCTGGGTGGGAAGGTTTCCCTTGAGATCCTCAAGTTTTTTATCCAGGCCATCAATCTTCTTATTCAGCTGATCGAGGCTCGCTTTGACTTGGTCTAACATCATGGTGAAACGTTCCTCCAGTCGTTCTATGTCCTTCTCATTCTTGATGCCCTGTGAGCAACTTTCCATACAAACCTCCTCTACACTATCTTGATGGTAGCGCCGTCACGCCATAAAGCCCCTGCTGGCAAACCGTCACTTTCTGTCGGTAGGTTCTTTAACACGAGCGAGTACTTCCCAAGATTGTTGATTGTGATCAACCCGTTCTCTGCCCTAAAATATTCATTGCCCCAACGATCGAGTCCAGAAACTCCATACATCTCACCTTGATCAAAAGTCCATTTATCACCGACCTCGTGGCCACTGTTATTAGTGAAATCAATGATGATTCCATAACCGGTCAGTTCTACTTGTTTGACTGAATATTCAATACTCCACGCGCTCCATGTTGAGAGTTCATCCATTTTAGAACGCCATTTCCAACCATCGTGGTAAATAGTAAATTCCCTAGCTACTATCAGACAGGCCTCAATGGTAGATCCGGCATCTTCGAAATAAATTGAAGAAGAGGAGACAGGGTATGCGTTATACTTTCCGCTAGGAGAATTATCCCTTGTCCAGTAGTCCTGTTCTGTTCCACCTGGTATTTGATAATCACGCAGATTCTTCACTGCCGGGTGGATCGCAGAGAAGTCGTCCCGGGTAGGTATGGTCCAGTTGGTGTAACCGCCCCAACCTCCAGCAAGATTTGTTAATACTACGTATAGGGATTGCTCCGAATACGTATCCTGGTAAAAGTCTCTGACAGGTAAAAATTCTTTATAAATATCCCCATCATCTCCGACCACCTTACTAAAGATTATCCCGCCACCTGGGCCTGTATCACCAAGGCTGTAGGAAACTGTTTTCTTGGAGGTTATCTCTACCTCAAACATCCCCTTCACATAATCATCATCAACGATAAGCAGGTCGTCGTGTCCCGTACCAAAAAATGACACCTCCCCCACTCCAGACTCATCCCTGAATGCCATACGCGCCGTATCTGCAGTGTTTTCACCAGCCCTGACCGTTCCACGATATATACCATCTGTGGACTCGAGCGTTCCATCGGCATGGATAATAGCCTTACCGTTCTCGGATGATATCTGTCCTGTTGATGGGTCATACCAGAAGTGAGGTCCAAAGAATATCCTTCCTGTAGAGATTTCCACAGCGAACAGTAACTTGTCATCCTTGTAGACATCGAATACAGGAACCTTTGGGGACCCCTGTTGTGAATAGTCGTCATCCTGGGCACGAAACCTAAAACCAGAACCAGCGAGTCCTGTACCTTGTCCAGCTTGAAGATTCCTCGCCATCACAATATCCGCAATGACAGCTGCAGCATAAATGAATATCCCAGACTCTCTTGCCATTTGATACGCATCTTTTGATGTGGTCCCAAGACTGGCTGAATCAGTCGTGCTCTCCCAGGAATCGCCGTCCCATCTAAGCACGTGCCCGAACAACGGATCCGTGTCGATCCATTCCTCTGATTCATCCTTGGGGACGTACAGGATAAGATCTCCGACTATCAGAGGCTCGCCGGTCGGTGTGGTGGTGGGGAGTGTCTGGCTGTAATGGTAGCTGAAATATGCCGCCTTCGGCTCTCCGTCGTACACAACAGCGATCGTGACTGTGGATGTATAGGTGACCCCCAAGTAAGTAAGGGAAACGGATACCGTGAATGACTCGGCTGTAATCGATGTGACGTCCAGTGTTTTGGTAACCGCATCGACATCGATGAGGGTAGCATTGGGACTGGTCCAGACGATTCCAGCAGAAGGCAAGTTCTGCAGCTGTGCCCTCAGCGTGATATTTCCGCTTCTGAGAACACCACGACCGGTCTTTTCTATGGTATAGCTTGAGGCCTCGAGGCGAATCCCCCGGGCAGGTTCTCCGGTGAGTCTGGTAACTCTCCAGACGATCGGCCACGACTGCTCCGGAGGTGCGTAGGATCCAATGCGCATGTATACGAATTGTCCGGCCCCAGGGGTCGGAACCGTACTTGTCCATCCATCTTCACCAAGAACCCAGTCGTCTTCTCCGATCGTATGGTCGTCTTCGCCTATCTCATAGGATTGATCTGTGGGACCGTCAGGACCTCCGAGGCTGTACTGCACGACTGTCACGGTACCCGGGACACCAGGAGGGCCGACAACAGGGACTGATGGGGTTGTGGGAGTCTCTATGACCTTCGGATTATACTCCGGTATGTAATCTGCAACCTCGTCCACTATGACATCGGTGCGCATGGTGGCAAGAGTGGCACCTGCTGGTTTGTGGCTATAGGTCATAAGCCTGCAGGCTACCGACTCACCATCGTCGGTGATCACCGTGCAGCCCATACCCCTTTGGATATGGGGAAGGAATATCGTGGAGAAAGAGAAGCGCCTTGGACGGACCTTCCCTTCATCTACAGCCCTCTTGAGAGTCTTGGCCATCTGTACTGCGCTGGTGGCGTACTTGCCATCGATCGTTTTTTCGACCAGATCTACATCATCAGAGACAGATCCGTCCCGCTCGATTACCTTCTGGGTCTTTGAGTGGTAAAACGGCTCTCCACGGATTACCATCTTCCGGATAATCACGTCGGTAGGACCTGTGTTCTTCAGGATGATCTGGCTTGCTCCCGGTTCCTGCTCGGTATCGCTAGTTGATCCGTTGAAGCTTTCTATCGAGAGATGGCCTCCCGTGTAGTAGATGTCGTTCCCTCGGTGTCTTCCGATGGAGGGAAATTGCACGTTCACTGCATAGGGATACTCTTCGCTCGTTTCCGGATCCTGATATTTAAGTGAAGCCACGCCTTCTGTTGGCCAGGACTCACCCTCTTTGACAAGGATGTAGCATTCGGAAGCTTCTGCATTCCAATTTTCGGTGTTCCGGTAGACCTCGCGGAGCGTTCTGTGCTCGTAGACCTCTACCTCACTCTCAGCCTTGTTGCAGAGGATGTCTCGCCGTACCGTCCGGATCTTCCCGATGACACGGGAGCTTAAAGACGTCTCCAACGTGTCAGGATGAGCGATAAAGGTCCACTCAGATGTTGGCTCGGTCCATGAGAAATCGTGGGGAGATCGGAAGCGCAGCCTTCGAAGGTTATCAAAGTACATGTCGGCGGCAAATGCATCCCTCAGGCTCTGCAGCTCCCGCCAGATCGTATCATCACCGATCACCACCACATCTTTTTCTTCCAGTATGGAAGAGGTATCAAAAGTGTCGACTCCCATCAGGGAGCCAAGATAATGCACCAAAGAAGATGAAGGATTACCAGGATCGCATACCTTGAAGCCCGTCAAAACTGATTTTGGAGGTTTGCGCTTCATCCCTTTGGTCTTGGTACGGTCCACCAGCTCCATGGAGACATAATCGTCAGTAATCCGTCCTTTTGTGCGACTCATACCGTCTGTAGCTACATATCCCCCAAACATCTGGATCCACTGGCTGCCATCATGCGAAAAATCGACATAAGCCGCGCAATCCCCAAACAAACCCTCCTGGTATGCACCATAGTTCTTGAAAGAGACGCTCCACTTCTGATAATCGCTGGATGCGTCGCAGGTAGGAGGTGAATCTGGTGTAAATGTGAGCTCCTCACCATCGTAGGTAATACGGATCCTGAGGTACCGTGCTTCACGGTCCTTCAGTGCTGCGAGCATGGGTTCTGGGAGTGTGATCGAATACTGCATGTTACCCCCGGACGAACGACAAGCGACCGCCAGATCCCAGATATGCCTCTACCGCCTCACCGAAGAAGCGACCGAGCTCGGCCATGCCACCGTCACCGATGACATTCCCTTGCACCACCTGATGGACTTCAATGTTGTAGGACTGCACCGAAGTGGAGGATCCCGATACTCCGGATCCCGAACCACCACCAATATATGAACTGCCCGCGGCAGTTAGGTCACCAGTGGATATCGCTGTAAGTTTACCGTCATCGAGCCCGGGGACGTTCACCTTGTTAAGGTTTACCCCGGCCCACCCGAGCGCCCAGTTGATCGCTGAAATGATTCCATTGACTATTGTAGCGATACCGATACCGATCGCATTAAAGACTGTGATGAATCCATTACCGACCGGAACCAGAATCTTATTGTACAGCCAGATAAATACTTCCCCCAGGTACCCAATGATAGGAGAAAGCCACTGGATTACAGGAGTAAGAATCTTGCCAATGGTCTGGCCAAGAATCTTCAGGATCCCAACGAGAGGAGATAGGACGCTATCAATCACAGGGCCAAGAACTTCCATCATGCCCGCAAATATCGTGGTCAATGGATTGAGGATCGCCTGGACAGATCCAAGGCTGGTTATTGCACCGCCAAGACCACCAATAAAGGAACTGATAGTTGATCCAAAACTAGAAATCAGGGAGCCGAGCTCGGATCCATTGAACGATGTAACAACGGAATCCCAGAGTGCAGTGAAGCCAGTCGCCTTTTCTGGGGGTGGGTCTTTAGGAGGTTTCTTCCCGCCTTTTATTCCTGCTATTTCTACCTCTGGATCAACAACCGGATCAGCGCTCATTGCTTTAAGCCATACTTGATAAACTTCACCAATTCTGTCTACCCATGATTTTGCTGAAAATCCAAGGTAGAATCCCTCGGCAAGAAAAGATCCCATTTCCCTTCCTTCTTCAGAAGGTGAATTTTCGTCAAGAACTTCTCTTCCAATGTTAAGAACGTTTCTCCACCAATCAGTAACCCTAGTCCAGAAAGATGGTTTCTCTAAACCGAGTACAAAACCTTCGCCGAAATCATTGGCCATAGTCTCTGCTTCTGATCTTACATTAAAACCAAACCATCCTTTTACTGTATCAATGACTTTAGTGCCATAGGTATTCCACAGGTCAACAAACGCTCCTACGATATCAAAGGCAGAAATAACTCGCCATATAGAATCCGTGAAAGCTTTCCCAATATCATTCCCCTTGGAATTCCACCAATCTATTACGGCCGACGATGTTATGTCCCAGAGCGTTACAAACGCTCCTACAATATCAAATAATTTCATAGCATTGGAAATCCCAGTAATTATAGCTATGCCAATATCTCGTCCAATATCATTCCACCACTGCTCTAATCCTGTCATGTCCCATACGGTAGACATAAACGTTTTGAACGCATCTGCTGCCTCCTGTGGGTCCGGAAGCTTATCGACGAGTTTTGGGATATCAAGATTAAAAACAATTGATGCGGCCCAGACTCCAGCTTGAGGGGATTTTGTAAGACCACCAGCCATAAGTCCGCCGAGTATTGCAGCAGAGAGGTTACCTTTAAATTCATCCCAATTTCCAGAGCCGCTGGCTTCTATCAGCCCAATTGCTACACTGGCACCAGCAACAACTCCGGCGACACCTATTCCAGCAACACCAGTAAGGAACTTCGAGTTTTTAAAGGCTAGTTGAGTCGATGCCCATAGCGTAGACACGGCAGCTTCAGCAAGTTTAATTGAGGCGAGGACAATAATTCCAGTTTTGAAAATATCAACTCCAACATCAAAAGCTTCAGACCAGTCTCCAGTTTGAAACCCTTTCTTTATCGCCTCATATGCTCGCCCGCCGAGCTCCATTAAAAATTTGATTGTTGGTGTATTCTTTAAGACTCCCCAAAGTCCAACAAGAGATTTTTTAATTTCATCTGCTGTAATCAAGATTACATCACCAATAAATGAAAATGTTGCACCTACTTTCGGCAACATATTTATAGCCCAAGAAGCCCACCTGACGGTTGTTTCTATGAAATTATTGAACCCTTCAGATTCCATGAATGCGTTAAGCTTGCTAATGGCGGAATCGAGAACAGAAGAGGTGAATGGCCTCATAGCTTCACCAATTTTGATCATGGTAAGGCTCAGTGTATCCTTAAGGGTCGACCACTTTCCGTTTACTGAATCAGCCTGCTTTTCCAGCATGCCTGAAAACTTCCCACCCTCTCCGGTGAGATCTCGCAATGCATCCTGAACATCGATAAACCCAATCTTACCGGCAGAAACTAGCTTGAATACTTCTTCTGTCGATTTCCCAAGGTTTTTCCCCAGTTGATCCAGCAATGGCACACCGGCCTCGGTAAACCGGTTGATTTCCTCCATCGACGCCTTACCCTTGGACCGGAGCTTTCCATATGCCTGGACAAGCCTATCCATCTTCTCGGAATTACCCATGGAAAGATCACCCATCATCCGCATTTCATCGAGGGCATCTTCGGCTGCCGTACCGAACGCCATCAGGTTGATAGCTCCGTCAGCTATCGATTCGAAAGACAGTGGTGTGGAAGCGGCAAACTTCTGCAGGTCGCCGAGTATCAACTTGGCCTTACCTGCATCGCCAATAAGCGTCTCAAATTGAATACTAGTCTGTTGCCAAGCCGCATCCTTCTTCATGGAGGCAAATAGACCAGTCAGAGAAGCCCCAAACCCCGCAATTGCGGAGCCGACACCAAATTTCACGATCGATGACATGGTATTACCGAGTCTTTCTCCCACAGTGTTCGCAGAAGCAAGATCTTTAGTAACATCCTTGATGGCTTTTGAGGCGAGATTCTTTCCGTTAATTACGATATTTACTCTGGGAGCCAATCTTTTCCTCCAGATCTTGGTTTTTCAACTCGGTCCATTGCGCCCGGACCACATCTATGACCCGCATGTCGACTGCTGGCTGTTCGGCGAGACCTCCTGAATATCGAAGGATCCTGTAAGAACCCTTGTCATCCATCATCCTGGTTGTCTCGCGGACCCAGGGTCCCCACTCCTCGAGGAGGTCTGAGGGGACCCTTCCATCAGGAAGCGGATCCCCTACTTCAAATTCTGCCCCTCGGTAGACCCATCTGGTGACGTCTCGGATGTCGTTGACGTCGGTTGTGCTAAAGGGCTGTTATACCTCTGGGCAGCTCCCCCGATCTCAGTAGCGATATCTGGATATTTCATCAGATCATCGACCAGCGCCTTGTCTACCACAGTTGAACTTTCTTCTTCGCAGAAATTGTGTTCGGCGATACCGTACAAGATATGCAGCCTGAGAACCTCGCTTGATGGAGCAAATTTCGCATCCATCAATGCAGAAATATCCTCATCGGACAACACATCGATTGCGGTTGTCTCCTCATTGTTCTCTGAGGCCAGCTTGATTTTGTTGGTAGCTTTCGCCAACGTCCCACGGTTCACACCAGTGAGAGCCCTTAATTGAGCTGACTGGATCTCATCATTCTGTTCAACTGTGAACTTTTGTGGCTTGACCCAAAAACCTTCAGCAGTTTTTAGGTCAACCTTTTCTCCAACTCGTGACAAGCTAAGCTTGCTTTTCCAATCCTTCATCAATTACTCCTTATGTTGCATCAGTCGAGAGCATGTGGATCTTGAAGAAATCGTCGTACCCCTCGATATCGATAGCCGTGAAGCTGAATGACTGGTCAATCGCCTGATCTCCTGCACTCTTAGACTCCTCGGTGTACTGAATAGTCGGCAGGTCGATGATCGCCAAGGATCTTACCCCTTCGACAAGCTGACGCCCCGAATAGATCAGCAGGAGACTGGAAACCAAATTGGAGAGATTCTTGGCTCTCTCATCTTCAGAGTTGATGGTTTCTGTCTTGTCTGTCGCCGTAAGCGTCATGCTGCCTGTAACACCGAACTCACCACGCACATGCTTGGATTTTGAAAGGCTGCCCTGGCAATATCCTTCGTCTGCAGCATGGTTGTTGGCAATCGATACCGATACGTTCTTGGTGTAGCAGTATTTTTTGCCAGAGATGTACGTCTCACCTTCGGAGAACTTAAGACTATCGAGATCAGCCTCGGTAAGCGCCACGGTAGATGCTGTCTGTCCATTCAAAACCTTGGTAAGGATCAGCGACCAGGTGGCCTTTACCTTTGCTTTCAGGTCCCCGCTGAAAGTAGCGGTATCGACGACTGCACCGGATCCCAGCTGATTGTCGCCTACTCCGTCCATCTGGATGCTGAAAGTCGGATTCTCGGTATTCGTGAAGTTCGGCCGGAACACATCGAGATACACTCCGCTGTCAGCAGAAGTGAAATGGACAACTGCCTGATGGTTTTTTGCCTGGGTAGCAACGATGTCAACGGGAGTCTCCGCAGTGGTAGTTGAACCACCATAAATGACCTTCGCTTCATAATCGGTGAACTCATTGATTGCAGTAACGAGAGTCCCGAGAGTTTTACCGGTAAGATCCAATACACCAGCTGTACCGAATCCAGCATCCTCAGACTCTTCCCCAAGATCACCAACATATGCCGTGAGAGTTTTTCCGGATCCAGATGCAACTAGTTTACATGAGGCAGCGTCGCCCTTGTAAGTAATGAAAATACCGCAACCCACCTGCACCTTGGCCACTCGATGACCGAGAAGACTGTGGAGCAACATGCCGATCGATTTGTTCGCAGCGAGGTTCGTGGCAAGCTCGCTTGTGTAGTCGATGGCATCGACGTCAAACCCTCGTGTAGTGTTTCTCCCGGTTATGATCTCCTTTGGGTTCTTGGTTGGCGTCTCCAGCAAGTAGCTGAAGTCTGTCAGAGCGACCCTGCTGGTCCTCGGGACCGCAGTTCCGAGGGTTTCTTCCATCCCTCCGATAGTGGCTTTTGTAAAAGATTTCTTTGGTGTACCCATTACGGTCCCCTCCTTATCTACTGGCCGGTCGAGTAGAACACTCGAACACAATCGTGGCCATTTTCTCCATGGTCGTGGCATTCGTCCAATACTCGGTCGTGCCGCGCCTTATATCGAACAACAAATCGGTCTCGGTATGATCCGAAAACAGCGACTTGATGCAGTCCCCATAATTCAACATCCATTTCTCGGCAACATGTTCGTCCCTGGTGAGGACAAACACGGCAACCTCGATGGTGAGAGTGTCCGCTACCATGCACTGTCCAGCGTCTTCCGGCTCAGCCTGTGAAGGATAGACATTGATGTATGGCTTTTCCTTCATTGAGTCACTGTAGTCTTGGCTCACATACACCTCGGTAATGGATGGCAGACCATCGAACAGTGCAACGTAATCGGCGATGTACTGTTTAATGAGAGCTTTTATTTCTTCCAGAGCCTCGTAGGTGTCGAACTTAATATCCAAGATTACGCTCCTTCAATTCCTTCACGATCTGCTTCATGGCTGCCTGATCTACATATCCACGCTGATACGCCTCATCCATCGCAGGGAAGAACCATGGCTTGGGATCGATTCTGATCACACCCTTATAAAAAACAGTCTTTCCATTGATCTCAAACTTCAGTGCCTGGCCTTTCATTGGTTGTATCAGAGCCCCGTTGTGCTCATAGATGCTCGAAAGATTGCCTCCATAGAGGTTTGCCCTTGCACTCTTCTTGTACTGCTTGTACCAAATCGACTTGTTGTAATCTCCGGTGATCTTTGGAAATGTCCTTTTGTTCACATCCCTTGCATGTCTTTTGAGCCTCAGTGCTGCAGCACCGACCACACGAGATACGACCATTGGATCAGCTGAAAAAGCATCAAGAAGGTGGGAAACCTCATCGTTGAATTGCAGCGACTTCTTTGTTCTTTTCCCGATGTCGATGCCATAAGTACCGATCATACGAAGCCCATCCTTAGCTCAGCGAATGTTCCATAGACATCTGGAGATAATCGCTGTTCATAAGAAACATTCACCCCATTGGGCATGGTCTTGGACTGAACTCCATAGCTGTTGTCATTCGAACGGTTCCATGCAGTGACAATCCCCTCCAAGCATGCCTTCTGGATCTCTGATGGCATGGTCTCAATCGTCCACCCCGCCGTGTAGATCACTTGGATGTTGTAAACCCCTTCCGGCCAGCGATAGTTATACCTGGTGATGATCCCGGCCTTGCTGTCGACGTGGTACTCTGTCGGATCCAACGGATCCACAAGAAATGTGTGGCCAGAATCAATGGTCACGGATGAAACTTCAGTCACAGGGACTACAGGTAGATACAACCGTGGAGATCCGTTGCCACAAACCACCAAGGTCCTCTCCATATTCACGAGTTCACGCTGTGCTATCGTCTCCGCCTTGCCCGATATCCAGTTGATGAGGTTCACCACAGCGTCTTTCTGCTGCTCGGTGAACTTTCCATAATCCCGGACAAACTCCCAGGATACCAGGGCATTGCTCTTCAGATCCATGACCACCTCAATGGTGGGGCCGAAGCCCCACCGTCAATGCGAATTCCTACGCCGTAGGAGCCAGTTGCGGATTTCCGAGGATCACCCACGCACCGAGAAGCACATCTGCATCCAGTGTGCCGGTGACATCGAATGACAAGCGTGCATAACGCTTGTATCCCTTGTACTGGATCAAGCGATACTCATTGGCTGCGATCGTGGCGGCTACAGCGGTAAGATCACCGTCATAGTGCGCGGCATCGACCGCAGTATAAGTCTCGGCATCGTCACTCTCTTCGAGCACGGGAGCCACTTTCTTGGTGGCCGCATACGCTCCGGCACCGATCACCGCGCCAAACACACAAGAGCCAAAGCCCTTGAGGTCGATGTCCTCTCCCTCGATGTCAGCAGCCGCAACCGCAGGAGCAGCAGCTTCCAGGAATTTGATTTTCGATTTCAGATCTTTCATGATCTCACTCCTTCCCTATGGGATTAGGGCCATCTACGCGATGGCCTTGATTGCGACGATGGCCTTGAAGTTCTTGATACCAGCGCCAGTGCGCTTCTCGGTGTAGAACTTCACAAACCCCTTGTGGGTAATCGCGTCACGGGTAAGGGTCATACCCTTGCGGTCGCGGATCGCGTAACCCTTCTTGAAATCCCCAATCAGAGCGAAAGGAAGACTGGAAGCATTGTTGATATCAGGCATGTAGTCGTTGATCTCCACAGGGATCCCGATGAACTTTGCAGGCTGGCCCTCTTTGACCCCTTCGGTCCAAAGCGGACGGCCGGTCGTGTCGGTCAACTTCTCAAGCTCGGCGGCTGTGTTCGAGTTGATCAACAGACGAGCATTGGTGCGATAACGAACATGAAGGAGCTTCTTGGCATCGATGAACGTGTTCTGCTTGTTTGCGTCCGCCAAGGCACCGTTTTTACCGGTTTTGACATACCCCATCTTGCCCCATTCGAGATCGGCCTGCTTCGCACAGAGTTTTTCTGTGTAGGACAGAAGTCCACGCGGCATCTTTACACCGGTTCCGGTAATGAAGTCGCTCTCATCCTGGGTCCCGAGAGCTTCGGCGATCGCCGCCATGATTTCAGCTGCAAGATCCTCGTCGGCATCCTCGAGGGCCTCGTTTGTGATCTCCGGCTGTGCATACTGGGTATGAATCGGGATCTCAACCTGGGCATACTCGGGTCCATCGGTGGTGGTACGCTCTTCAGCCTCACCCACGTGACCTGCAGCGGCTCCGCTGACACGCACATTCAGGACAACGGAATTCCTGTTGGTGTTCCGAACATCCGCAATGGAACGCATCGTACCCTCGGTGGCAGCCAAGTGTAAGATACCCGCCTCGATTTCCGGAGTGATGAGGAATCCGCCATCCTTATTGGAGTCGGTCCGCAAAACATCCTTATAATCTCCACGAGCCATTGCCGCGAAATTGGCAACCGCCTTCGCCTTGGCACTGTCATCCTTGTTGAGACCAGAGATGCCCTGCTTCTCGACTTTGGCGATAAGCTTGTCCATCTCGTCCTTCTGGGAATCAACGAGAGCCTTCAGCTCGTCAAACTTCCCACCCTTTTCCTCCAAGTCCTTGATACGGTTCTGATAACCGGTGATCTGGTCCTTGAGAGCGTTGAGTTGCTTCAATAATTCTTCCATTAGTTTGCCTCCAAACT